GGTCAAAACGGACCAGGTCGAGGTATAGAAAACAAGATTGCGGAGGGCCATTCTGACGGGGGGAGGCAATGCTCGTTTTTTGCAAACCAATCTAAGCACAGCATTAGGGCATCGACCTGGTCGTCGTAGCGACCACTTGGAAATGCCAATAGCTCGCTTTCAAAATCTGCGAGCCACGGTGCCTCAGTTGGCAACAGAATGCGGCCAGCCTCGAATCGTCCTTCATGTCGGCTCAGTCGAGTTTCCTTGTTGTCTGTTGAATGCTGGCCGATAACTGGAAGGCGAGTTTGCTCTCGGAGCAGTTGGATCAATCCCATACCGCTGGCGGTATCCTCGATGATGGTGTGCGTCACATCCCACTGGGAGGCAAGCGCTATTATTCGCTTCTGCATTTCGAGGACGGTCCAGTGTCCGCGATCGACATGCAGCAAATACAACTCCCTGGCATCGATCCCCACCAGAGTAATGGCCGTGTAGTCATTCTTGGTATCTGCCTTGCCGGCAGGATCGCAAGATAGAATCATGCTGCGGAATTTCTTGCGCGGCGGAATTTTATTGTAGCGCCGAAGCCAAGCAGCCTTGATCAGGTTGCCGTCTGGCGGCGTTGGGTTTTGTTGGTATTGCGCCGCGAAATTCCGGCTACCAACGTCAATCTTGATCTTCTCAAGTTCATCAGAGCTATCCCAATCCGGTTGTAGCAATTCCTTTGCGGGCCGGTGGTAAAACTCGCCATCGGCAATCGTATAGTCTTTTTCTTCGGTCGCAATCGCGGGCATAACCAGACTGGGCCAGCCGTGCTCGATCAAAAATCCCGATAAATCGTATGTGTGAAGCCGCTGCTGGACGACCAGCATTAGAGTTTTGGCAGGATTGTTGCGCCGGCTTAGCGCCGTTGTGCGAAACCATTCATTAGCCCCCTCGAGCGCAATCTCAGAATGAGCGTCATTCGATTTAGTGGGATCATCAATAATGAAGATATCGGCACCGCGACCCGTCAAGGTAGCGCCGATAGAGGTCGTCAGCCGGAACCCGCGCTTGGTGGTCTCAAACTCCGTTTCGGTCGACTTTCTTGGATTGAGCCTGGTACGAAAAACTCGCTTGTAGAAATGGCTCTCCATCAATACCCGACAATCACGCGAGAACTTATGCGCAAGCTCTTCCGAATAGCTGGCGCAAATGATCTGAAGATTAGGGTTTCGTCCCAGCACCCACGCGACCCAGGCAATCGATACTAAGAACGACTTGAGGGACCGCGGCGGAAGATTGATCACAAGGTCGTTAGACACAGCGCGAGCTTCAATGGCTACCGAATCTCGCATTTCAAGCTGCCGTGACATTTCCTGAAGGCGGTGGCAAATGCACTTGATATGCCAATTCGGAACGAGCGGTCTGTTCGGGTACAGAACGGCGTAGGGGGCATAGGCGAAGGCACCAAAGCTCACGCGGTAGAGTGCGTCTGCGGTCCGGCGATCGAACTTCATTTGGCGCTCCGCTTTTTAGGTGATTTCGTCGATTGAAGGAGGCGTGGTGCAAACTGTCGAAGGATCTGCAATTCGTTTTCATCGACAACGCTGTCCTGGTCATCGGGCAAATCGGTTATGACCCGAGCATATAGTGCCAGGACCGCGGCATTGGCACGAACGTCGCCTTGTAGCGCCTTCGCCATGAGCGATTTGATCAGGGCCCGCTGTTTGCTTACCCGCCGGGCTTTGCCATCCTCGCGCACCGTAATCTGTTCGTTTAATTCAGCGGCGAGGTCAGTCGCGAGTTTTAGGCTGCCCTTGGGCCGGCCTTTCGGATTGCCAGATTTTCCGCGCTTGAACCGGCCGGACTTCGGCGGCTTGCCATAGCCGACCTTATAGTCGCTCATGTCCGTTTGTCCTTCCGCTCGGGTTGCCTCGAACGCCTGGAAGTAGGGGAGGGCGCATCCGGCTTCCTAGCCGCATCGGCAAAGGCAATACCCGTTTCGGCGTGCCGAGCCGGAAGAGCCGTCGTTTTCTGCCAGCGGCGAATGGCAACATCGACATAGAGAGGGTCTAGTTCGGCCACCCGCGCGATTCTGCCGGCCCGTTCGGCCGCTAGTATGGTCGTGCCGCTGCCACCGAATGGGTCAAGGACGATGCCATTTCGGCGGCTGCAGTCTCGCATCAAGTCTGCGATCAATGCGATCGGCTTTACGGTCGGGTGTAGTTCAAGATCACCGCGCCGCGCCGGATCAAGACTGTTAACGCTCGGATAGTCGAGAACATTGGTGCGATAGCGTCCCTGACCGCCTAATCTAAAATTATTGATGTGTGATCCGGTCCCGCTCTTAAAGACGGCAATGAGTTCGTGTTTCGAGCGATAGAAGCTACCCTGGCCCGCATTGGCCTTGTTCCAGACCAGAAGATTTTTCCATTCCGAATAAAGGGGCAGAGCGGCGCCGAGAAGCTCGTGAAGATGGCGCCAGTCCATGAAAACATAGTGGATCGCTCCATCTCGGCTCACATTTATGGTGCAGCGAATAAAACGATCAAGGAAGGACCTGAATGCCTTAGGCGACATCTCCCCCGAGGCCATCGGGAATTCTCGATGGCGTATTTTGCCGCGGCCCATCGCGTGGCCGACAATCCGAACATTGTAGGGCGGGTCAGTGACCATCATCTCGGCCAGGTCGCCACGTAGCAGCCGTTTGTAGGTCTCGGCTCGCTGGGCATTCGGCGCAGACGAGGCGATGCTGGCCGAGCTGCCAAACATCACCAAATTGGGAAATCGCGGGCCCTTCTGGATCAAGACCCGCTAAATCATCGGCCGGATCAGCCGCTGGTGGCTGTTGCGAGCCGTCTATCAGAAGGTCGATCTCTCCGGTCGAAAACCCGGTGAGCTCGACATCAAAATCAAGTTTGATCAGGTCCTGAAAATGGCCCCGCAGCAGATCAAAATCCCAGACCGCCTGCTCGGGTAGGCGATTGTCAGCGATCACGACGGCCCGCTTCTCGGCGTCGCTTAGCCCGCCAACTGTAACGGTGGGTACCTCGGTCAGGCCCAGGCGCTTTGCCGCTTCCCAGCGTCCGTGGCCCGCCAGAATGGTGCCGGTCTCATCGACCAGGATCGGATTGGTCCAAAACCGGCGGATGCTCTTCATCAAGCCGGCAATTTGACCCTCTGGATGACGCCTCGGGTTACCAGGGAATATCTTCAACTCGCTAACCGGATGCCAGACCACATGGTCCATCAGGCCGCGTGAATTTCGGCGCTTTTGGCTCCGCTGTCTCTGCGAGACCATGACCATACCACCAGCGCGAGTTCAGGCGAATCGCAGCTTTGCGCGCAAGGATGGTGATTGGGGAGGTGCCGCTCGATCCGAAACGATCCGATTCGGACCGAATCGGATCATTTCGGATCGATTTTCGGCCTGCTTAGGCTGGCGTTGTAGCTGTCGATCCCCTTTTTCAAAGTGGCGTCGTCTAAAGGCTTGAGGCTGGGATCCCATTTGAGCAGATCGGCTTTGAGGATGTGCCGGGGATATGAACCAGCGCCTGGTACTCCACCTGCGAAACGTTCGCGTAAGTATTCTGTAATGCGGGGTTGCTTGCCAAGCGACCGAGAGATTGCCGTTGCAACCTTGATTTTGACGGTGTTCGGCTTGGCGTCGTTTGGGAGTTCAGCAGAGGTCTCAGTAGAATCCACCCACCACGAAGGTGAGGGCAGCTGATGCCGCTGAGCAAAGTCTAGGACTGCCTCCTTCGCGGCGATGACGTGGTCTAGAACCAAGGACCGGACTCGAAATACTCAAGCAGCTGGGCCCCTTCGACGAGGTGAGATCTATTGTCGGGCCCAATGCATCGCAGTCCTAGACGGCGACCATTCCGAAGCGGCCCTGAATTATCGAGCCGACTGTTTAGAATATCCTCCTGCAAGATATGTATTAGGTCTTGTTCACATTGTTTCGCATCCTCTCCGCGTTCGGCGAGCTCCGAACTCCAGGCGCGTACGAGCTGGGCGAGGGTCAGCGCTTTTTTTGTGCGAAATAGCTTTGACATGCCTCAAACGCCCTGCATCCCGTCCAAATAATCAAATAATATGTGGGCAAGCCTCCCTGTTTGCTTCCAGTAAACTCCCTGTTCCACATAAAAATTTCCCTGTTCGAACGAGTAGGGAATTTCACTCTAAGCCTCGCAAAATCACTGCCTGATTTTCAAAACTAAACCGGGGAGGGGACCGGATTTGGCAAAATACCCTGTTAATTTCCCAGTTAGCAGGGAATTTGGATGCTGAGACGGGTTCGACGGCGATGCATGCGCCACCACGCAGTCTGGTGCAAACAGAGATTTCCCGAAGCTAGGCGGAACTTCGTTGGCTGCTGAACGGGAAGATCGGCCGGCTTGGCTCACTTGAAGATTGCGATCCACATAAGAAGCCGAACGCCGGAAATTGTCGAAGGGATCAGGTCCATACGACATCAAGCCACCTTGCGCGACGCTTATCCGGTAGG